TCTTCCATATGAAGATGGGAGGGCCTGCAGGTGTGAATCCTCAGTGGGGATTCCCTCCATTGCTCCCTGCGCTACCTTTGTTCTTCTATTCAGCTATCTTACGGAGAGCCAATGAAGCCATCGCTCTAGACCATTTGATTCCTTTCCGTATCGTACACCCGGCGCAGTCCTCAGGGAACGCAGATCCTGTACAGCAGATAAGTTTGCGCACGTGGCAGAAGAATATGGAGAGTCATTTCAAACAATATCGAAAAGACCCCCTGCATATGATGTGGGCACCGATACCTGTAGGAATGACTCAGATTGGTGGACAAGGACGAGCGCTACTGACCCTTGGAGAGGTTCAAGAAGCAGAAAAAAACATCGTGTCTGCCATGGGTGTCCCGATGGAGTTCATACAGGGCGGCCTTACAAAGAGTGGAATGGAAGCGACGTTGCGTCTCATTGAAAATCAGCTCGCTACACATATCGGAGACCTTAAAGACCTGCTTCAGTGGGTGGATGATTCTTGCTCCAAGTTTCTTGGATGGGAGCGCGTACCTGTGAGCATGACCAAGTTCCGCATGGTAGATGACTATGCTAAACAAAACATCATTATGCAGCTCTGGCAGACCGGTCAGCAGGGTGGTCCAAAAATAATTTCAGACACAACCGTGGCAGAGACTCAAGATCTCGACCTCGACAAAGAGGAAGACCGCATCAAGCAGGAGACGTTGGACAGCGTGCGTCGCCAGCAGGAATTAGAACAAGAGATCAAGAAGATTCAAGAAAATGCAGCGTTAGAGGCTCAGCAGATGGCTGAACAGGGAGGTCCACAGGGTTACAACCAACAGCAACTGATTGCGGAGGCTGATAATATAGTAAGCCAACTCCTTCAGCTCGACCAAGGAACTCGAAAGAGCCAGCTGCACCAGTTACAGGTTGAGGATTACGTGATGTACTCAGTTGTAATCCAACGACTTGAAGCTGCAGAGCAAACAGAGAAACAACAAGCCACAGCGGGGATGTAATGCCAGGGAATGATAATGAAACGTTTGCGTCCGTTATAGATGCATCTCGGGAAGTTCCTAAGAGTGCTGAGCCCAAACTCGAACTGGATATCCCCCAGATGTTTCCTCAGAAAGCACCTAATCCTAACGTAGGGGAAATCAAAGAGGGTGGAGGGTTAGAGCTAAAATATACAGCGCACTCAGCGGTGTATGTTTTATGGAAACCTTGGTGGAAATGCGGTCGTTGTAAAAGAGATATAGAGAAAGACGAGACTCTTCTCCCGGACGTAGGGGATTACAACTGTCCTCACAATAACACAGCGGACTACAAAGAAATTGTGGACCGCTGCTTATCTGGAGATTTTATACGACAACAGGAAGAGTTCACCAACTTGGTAGACGGGACCAGGACTGTTCATATTGTTTGGTTGGAAACCGACCCTGAGCAAATGAAAAAATTAGCCGAAGCCGAAGCGGCTAAGAAAGCTGCCCAAGTTTATCCACCCAACATTGAGGAAGCTTTTAAAGAGACTCCGGCAGAAGAGAACAAGGATAAAGAGACCGAGGAAGCCAAAGCCTAGTGACTTCCCCGGCCAGCGGGGTTTTTTGTGAAGGAGGTGAAGGGCTTATGCCGGTGCTACAATAAGAGTAGCGCTAGCGCAAAAGTGGTAATGACCACTTTCGTGCACCTCCATCACAATCTTAATACATCCATGAGTACCACCTCCTTGCTGAAAACTCCGCTACATTCTTATACCAACGAAGTCTTTACGTATTGGTCTCTAATCTCCTATACTTTACATCAGTCAATGGAGGACTAGATGGCTGAGTTGACACCACTTTTGGTTAATCCAGACGAACGACGGGAAATGATTCGACAGAAAGTTGTCGAAGGGCTTGAAGAATCATTCCCGATAAAGTCTCGAAATAAGACTATCGATGTCAAGGACGTACGCTTTGCAGCTAAGGACTACAGTTCCACTGACCAGAAAAATGCCATCCTAAAAGGAGACACTCTTTTCGAATCGGTTAAGGGAACCATCCGGATGAAGGATGATAAAGGTAAAGTTCTAGATGAAACAAAGAATTTTACGCTTGCTCGGGTACCATGGTTTACGCCACGCCACACTCTGATTGTAGGTGGCAATGAATACTCGGTAAGCAACATGGTCCGTCCTAAGCCAGGGGTTTACGCACGTAAACGTGCGAACGGTATCTTGGAAGCAAGCTTCAATGTCGTAGGAGGGAGTAACTTTAATGTTAGTATGGACCCTGAAAAAGGCGAGCCTCAATTAGAATATTCCACGACCAAGATTCCCCTCTATCCCATCTTACGCAAGTCCGGAATGTCTCACGACACCATTGCAAAGAAATGGGGAAAGCAGCTGGCGGATGCTAACCACCAAAAGCTTTGGCGTAAAGCTGATAAGAGTGTGGATAAGCTCTATAACAAGGTCATTCCTGAGTACCACAGGAAGGGAGGCCTTGATTCCGAAGAGAAAATGAACGAGGTAGTGGACCGGTATACCAATGCAAAGATGGACCCTGAAGTCAACGCTCGTACCTTAGGTAAAGATTACAAGAACGTGACTCCTGATAGTCTGTTAGATGCATCCGGGAAGGTATTACGTATCTTTAAGCAGACAGATGACGTGGATGACAGAGACAACCTGGATTTCAAGTCGTTCCATTCGGTGGATGACTTCTTCAAAGAGAGAATCAAACTCGACGCTCGGGAAGTAGCTCGTAAAGCAGCTATCAAAATGGAAGCCAACCCTGAGTTGAGGCGTGCCATTCCTTCTGCACCGTTTACTCCTGGACTTTTGAAGTTTATCAATAGTTCCCAGCTTGCTTCCGTACCTACTCAGACTAATCCTATTGAACTCATTGATTCAGCAGTTCGTGTTACTTCACTCGGAGAGGGCGGTATCAAATCCGAGCGTGCCATCCCTATGGAAGCTAGGCACATACATGTTACGCAGCTCGGAGCTTTAGACCCCATCCGAACCCCCGAGTCCTTTCGTGCCGGTGTAGATGTTCGTGCAGCGATGTGGGCGCAACGAGACAAGAAAGGGAACATTCACGTCCCAGTTTACGACGTAAAGACACGTAAGCCTAAGTTCATTCGAGCCGGGAAGCTTCAGACGTCAGTCATTGCGTTTCCAGGGCAAAAAGTGAGTGGTACTGTGGATGCCCTTGTAGATGGGAACGTGAGACGGGTGTCAGCTCGTAAGGTAGACTATCAAATACCACACGCGTCCGCCTTGTACGGACCCACGACCAATTTGGTTCCGTTCTTGGAGTCTGCGCAAGGTAATCGAGCTATCATGGGTTCGAAGATGCAGACGCAGGCTATCTCTCTCACGGATAGAGAAGCTCCATACGTTCAAGTCAAATCAAAAGCGGACAAATCATTCGAGCGCGTGATGGCTGAGGTCATCAATCCAACGTCACCTACGGCTGGTACCATAGAGAAGATAGATAAGAATTTCATTTACGTACGGCCCGATAGAGTTAAAACCAGTGCAGCAGGAGGGACATTAGTAAAGGTTCCATACGAAAAGAATTTTCCTCTAGCAGCCAAGACTTATCTGAACCATGATCTTAAAGTAAAAAAAGGTGACCGAGTTCGTAGTGGTCAAATGTTAGCCGATTCTAATTTTACCAGGGATGGTACATTAGCTCTCGGTAAGAACCTACGTGTAGGTTTTATGGCTTACAACGGTGCCAACTCCAATGATGCAGTGGTTGTAAGTGATGGAGCAGCTAAGAAGCTCACGTCTGAGCGTATGTATAAGATAGTACTCCCTAAAGACAACGACCTTTCCTTCAACAAGACACGGCATCGTACCTATTACGGTCACAACTACACGAAGGACCAATACAAAATGCTGGATGATGATTCTGTCATCAAGCCAGGTACTAAAGTACTTCCTGGGGACCCCATTGTTTTGGGTCTACGTAAGACACAGTTGACTGCTGATGATATTATGCTCGGGAAGCTCCACAAATCTTTGACACGTCCTTACCGAGAAAATTCTCAGCTCTGGGATCATGACCACCCCGGTGAAGTTGTGGATGTCGTAAAGACCAACAAGCGAATAGCTCTTACAGTCAAGACTAAGGAGCCTGCCACCATTGGAGATAAAATCTCAGGACGATATGGAAACAAGGGTGTCATCTCTCAGATTATTCCTGATGACCAGATGGTGCAGGATGAAAAGGGACGTCCCATTGATATCCTCATGACACCTGCAGGAGTGGTCTCTCGTATCAATCCCAGTCAGATAATTGAGACAGCGGTCGGGAAGGTTGTAGAGAAGACGGGCAAACCTTTACTAGTTGAAAGCTTTTCTGGGAACAACAATGTTAAGTGGGCTAAAGATTTACTCAAAAAGCACGGACTGAAAGATAAAGAAACAGTTTATGACCCGGTTACCAATAAGAAAATCAAAGATGTCCTAGTAGGCAACCAGTATGTATACAAACTCTTC